ACAGTCAATGGCACGACCACAATTATTAACTCGACCCAAGTTGATGTTACTGACAAGAACATTACCTTGGGTAATGTTGAGACTCCAACGGATACAACTGCTGATGGGGGTGGCATAAATTTAAGAGGAACAACTGACAAAACCCTTAATTGGGTTGATGCCACTGATGCTTGGACTTCTTCTGAGCATTTTAATTTGGCTTCTGGAAAAAGCTATTATATCAATGGTACAGAAGTTTTAAGTAGCACTTCCTTGGGTTCTGGAATCGTTATTGATGGTGGAACCTTCTAAAGATGTCTACTCCAATCAAGCCAAAACGAAGCTATACAGCGACTAGTGTTCCCAGTGGTTTATCTGCTGGCGAGCTTGCTGTAAACGCTGCTGATGGCAAAATATGGATTGGCAATTCCGTTGGAACAGGAAATGTTTTGATTTCCTCGCTTTCACTTTCGGATATGACCGGAACCGCAAGCACAGCGACCAATCTTGCTGGTGGTTCTGGTGGCACGATTCCTTACCAGTCTGCTGCTGGCACAACTGCCATGCTGGCGAACGGTACAGCAGGGCAATTACTCCAGGCTAATGGTGGTACAGCAGCACCCAGTTGGGTGGCATCACCTGGAGTTCCAACCGGATCACTATTCCCCTATGCTGGTAGTTCAGCACCAACCGGATATCTTTTGTGTGATGGATCAGCAGTCGCAAGGACTGGAACCTATGCGGCATTATTTGCTGTCATTGGAACAACCTATGGTTCAGGTGACGGAAGCACAACATTCAACCTACCGGATCTCAGAGGAAGAATGCCTTTGGGTGCTGGCACAGGTGTAGGTTTAAACGCATCAGGAACAGGAAAACCAGCAGGAACAAATCAGACGGCACGGACAGCAGGGCAATGGTTAGGAAATGAAACTGTAACATTGAGCAGTTCAAATATTCCGCAAATGACCACTGGTTATATGAGCCAAAACGCAAACCACACACACGGCCCAGGAAGTGGTCAATACTTTTGGGTTTATAATTCTTCTGGGGCAAACACTGTCGCATCAGGATCAGTTTTCAAAATGTCAGCAGATGCTAGCACAGCAACTACAGCATCAACAAATGTTGATCATACGCACACGGTTGGAACTGCATCACCAACATCTACAACAAATATTCCTCCATCTATTGTTGTTAACTACATCATCAAAACCTAGGATTTACTATGGAAATTTTAATTAGTGAAATTGAAAAAAATGATCAAAGTGCAGCAGGGTTTAATGTCACTTTCATCAATCGAAACAAAAAAAAATCCACCACCGACACGGATTTTTTCCCAGATGGTTCAGAGATCGAGATAAAAGTTCAACAACTAAAAAAGCTATTGAAAGACTATTTTAATTCTCAACCATAAATGTTAAAATAGTTGTTTATCAAGGAGGATTAATCATGTTTGGAGAATTTGATTTTATAAGCATATTTGAAAAATTTGGTGTCTCAGTAAGCTTCCTAATTTTCCTGTTGTGGGCATTTTATAAGGGGTTTAGTTGGTTAGGACAGAATATTATTTTACCGTTGCACCAGCGACATATGTTGTTTATAGATAGATTGGAAAATTCCCTTGGTGAGGTAGCCAAGGCTCAAGCTGAAAGTTTGAGGATATTGATCGAGGTTCTTAACCATACTAAGATTCTGAAAAAGGAAGTGAAGAATGATTAGGTTTCCAGAAAGTATGCCTACAGATGCGATGATGCTCGTTGTAAACAAAATCCGTGGCAAACAAGATGTGGGTAATAAAGAATTTGCTAATGCACTTTGGAACATTGTTGGCTACGCTGCTGATCAAATAATCCCAGATGACAAACAGATTTTTGCATCTGCTGATGTTTCCCTTGAAGATTTTGCAGCAATTCTTGAACAAGCTATTCCTCAAGGTGATTTTCATGGTAACCCAATTACCATCGGTATAGTTCCTTGGGCGGTTATTCTTAAGACTGGATTAAAGCTTTTGATCTCCGTTTTTTTATAACAGGGGATCTCAGTGGGCCAAGGTTCGGGCAGAACACATAAGAAGGAATCCAAAGTGTTCTGCCTGTCTTGAGGAAGATCCCGAAATGCTGCAAGTCCACCATTTAATCCCAGTTTCTGTAGATTACGATTTGCAATATGATTTTGATAATTTGATTACATTATGTCGTAATTGTCATTTTCTTTTTGGTCATCTTAAAAAGTGGACATCATTCAATCCGTTTTGCACTAGTGATGCAAATACATTTTCTGAACGAATAAGGAGCAGACCGTGATAAACCTTCTATTTTTAGTGTTTCTTCAAGTTCCGACCATAGAACTACCCCAAAAGATTTCTGGGCAACCAGGGGCATTTATAAGCGTTCCTGCCAAGACTGACGCAAAAATTGTTAAATGGGTTTCAATCGATAAGGGATTGAACATTTTCCCGGTGGATTTATTGAAGGATTCAAAGACGCTGGTAGTCACTTCGCAGACCACAGGTGTTTACAGATTGTTCGCTTATGTTGGAAATGAGTTTGGCCCATCTGATCCAGCGTTTACATCCGTGGTGATAGGTGATGAACCAAACCCAGTTAATCCTACTCCACCAGTAAATCCAGATAGTGAAATCAAGGAAGCAGCAGCAAAAGAAAATAAAGATCAAGTCAAATGGTTATCTTTGTTTTACGAAGAACTTGCAAAAGAGTCTCAGAAAAACGACTATGTGATTCTTTCGGATATTTTTAAGGCAGCTAAAGCCACTATTAATAAAGAATTCATGGAAAACGAGCTTGCAAACCTTCGTGATGTGATCGGTAAAAGATTGAACCAAAGGCTTCCCAAAGATAGTTCGTTAAAGCTTGATCAAAATCTTAGGGATTTACTTACCAAAGAATTCAATCAAATAGCAAAGGAGTTGAAATAATGGAAGGACAACCAAAATTTGGTGAAAGAAGAAAGCCTAAAGAACAAGAAGTTTTGTCAATAGATCCTAACAAATTCGGTTGGCTTCCTATTGATTCTCAGCCACAGGAACTTCAAGACAAATTCAATGCAAAGCTTGTTCCTTTTCAAATCGCTGGCCCACCATTGGATTTAAAAGAATCCCTGTTGTATAAGGTAGTTAATAAAGCTGCTGGATACGAATTTTTCCCTTGGGATCAAAAAACAGGTTCTTGCGTAGGTCATGGAGCATTGGCTGTAATGGCAACCCTTCAAGCGGTTGAAATCATTACCCAAAGACAAACTTATGAAGAATGGCGAGTTCCGTTCATTCTTTATAACTATGGCCAATCAAGGAAGCGTGGTGGACTTCATGGAACAGGAGAAGGTTCTTTTGGTTCATCAATGGCAGAATCATTGAATGAAGACGGTTGCCCACCATTAGATCCTAGTTATCCACAACCGATTAAAGAACAGGATGGTTCTTGGACTTTCGGTGCTTCGGTTGAAATGGCGTGGTCTAATGGCGATAAACCACCGATGCAGATTGAAAGTGTTGCCAATAGGTTTAAAGTGCAAAGCACCTCGAAGCTAAAAAACAGCGAAGAAGTTAAACAAGCTTTGTCTCACGGTTATCCTGTCACTATCGCCTCTGGATGGTGGGGATTTGCAGATTTAAGGATCAAACCTTCTGGAAGTCCAGCAGTTCAATTAGCTACAAGAACTCAAGCTTGGGGGCATCAGCAATCTTGTTTAGGTTTTATTGTCCATCCTGACTTTGGTTTGATCTTTTTGATTCAAAATTCATGGGGTAATGCTCATGGAACACCCCCTGGAAATTTTGGTGAACCCAAGGGTTCATACTGGATTAAAGCCAAGGATATGGATAGAATCTGTCTTGAGGAAGTGTTTTCTTTCTCAAATTTTGATGGATACCCTGCACGAACTATTGATTGGTCAATATAATGTGCTTGGTAATTTTTTTTCTTTAAGGAGGAAGCATTATGTTCAGTCTAGTTTTAGCTACAGCGTTGGTTATCGATCTCCCAATCCGCAGGGGAGGTTCTTCTTGTGCTAATGGTCAATGTTCTGCACCATCAGTACAAGTTGAAAAGAAGGTCGAAAAGACCATCAAGATTGAAACTGTAAAAACAGATTCAAAAGTTTTTCGTGGTGGTAAACTTCGTTTCAGTCTTCGTGGTTCAAGCTGCTGTGGCCGATAGAAAGGTATTTTATGAATCCACAAATGATTGGAATGCAACCAGGAATGAATCAGGCTCACCCATCTTTGGATGTGTTTGCCAGATTTATTAATGGCAAGGCAACTAAGGATGAAGCGGTGCAAGCTTTCGCTGATTATGTTATGACTGGAGTCAGGGGAATTCCTGTTCCAACTCTAGAACTCGCTAAATCAGTATTGGCTTCCGAATCAAGTGGTTTTTTGCAATATCCACAGGTTATTCAATGTATGGCATTGCTTATCAAAAGCCCTTGATAAAACCTATCATGTATATGATAATTACAAGACACAATTAAAACTGTGTCTTGTTTTTTTTAAGGAAGCGAAATGAGAATACAACCAGTACAAGGAAGCGGGATGAATGCTGGATGGGATGCATCCACAGGTTCTATTACCATTTCCAATGAAGGCAACAGCCCTTTCATTTATGTCAGAGTAAACAACAAGATACCTTTTGGAGATGAAGTAGAAGTAACTGGATACTATAGATTTTACGATTTTTATGAAGTGATCTGGAATGGAACAGATTTTGTTGAAGAAGTGGGTGGATTGAAAGCTAATTTTGAAACGAGAACCACTTGTCCAAAAATGTATGCAATGCCATACGATATTGACGAACCAAGCAACCAAGGGAATTTTACTGGAAACATTGGTGTATCAGGGCAAGGATTAGTTTATATAGCTCGACTTCGTGGAGTTGATTCATCAGACGGAAGGGATGTGTACGAGTTCATAAGAAGCCTTGATCCTTCATCAAAATGCTTTGTTGAAATTGATGAAACAGGGATTATCAATGGGTATTATCCAGCATTAGGATATGACACTCTTTCCCAATCTTCCGCAAACATGGGTAAGTTTTGGGCAAAAGATATCAATGGTGGAGAGTTGGTTGCTGGAAGAAAATATGTTGGATATTATGCTGGAACTTCTTACGATCCATACCCCAACGATCCTATAAATTCAGATCCAAGGCCAAGGGTAACACTCTTGAATTCGCTTGTTGCTGGCCCAACAGGTATTACGGTTGTTACAGATGTAAGCTGTGTGAATGGTGTGCTTTCTAATACTTATGCAACATTATATCCATCAGAAACAGTTCAGATTGCAGAAGACACAAAAAAGAGTTTTATCAGCTTAAACGACACTCCATCTTCGTATTCTGGAGTGGCTAATTATTATGTGGCGGTAAATCCAAGTGGAACAGCATTGACATTTACTTCCACTAACCCGGCTTCTGTTATTGTTCCTTCTTTGTCTTTTATTAACCTTCAAGATTGTCCTAAATCGCTCCCTGCTACATCTGGATATGTTGTTACAGCTTCTAATACCGGATTAACATTTTCTAAAGTTGGTTTTGCGTATCCAAATGAGTCTTCAGTTATACCGCAGCAATTTGATCTCACTCAGCAAATGGCTTTTTCTTTGGCAAACGATCAAAAGTCTCCAGGAGCCAACAAATACTACGGAACAAATGCAGCGGGTGTTAAAGGTTGGTACGATCTACCAGGGGCATAAAATGGCATATAGACCAACCAATGATGTTAAAGAAAATGTAATCCACCGAAACACAATTTTTGATTCTCAAGGTTTGGTGTCTTGTTGCACTTGCGGATATTGCATTGAAAAGACAAAAGATGCCACATTGTTATTAACTAATTTTAAACCAGCACCATCAATTATTAACGAGCAATCCATTGGTTCTACAATAATAGAATTTTCTGATTACATGATCCCTTCACCAAACAGCAGTTTTGGTGGATATGTTTTAACTCCAACAGCAATACCACAAAGTGATCCTCCAGTTGGATTGGCAAATAGTTTGACTTATTACCCTTTTTTAAATTGTGATGGAGAAACAACTCAAAGGGCAATTGTCAGCGGAACGCCTTTTTCTCAAAGTAGCTACTGGAAATTAGTACCAGCAAATGAAAAAACAGCGTATCCATACGATGTTGCTGTTATTCCTGGAACCACAGGATGGAAGGAATATATTCCGTATCCATATTATTATGGAATAAATTTTTTTAGTTCTACAACTTATTTAAGAAAAGACATATTCCTTGATGGATCTGACTCTGGATCTTATGAAAACTACTTATCCTATATGTCTTCTCACGATTATAGCGTAGAAGGATTTAGACCTGATACAAATTGTGCCAACAACATAATTAAGATAATTGATCCTGTTTTTTATCTTGATGTTTCATCATATTCTTTTTCTTATACACATCCGAATTATTCTTTTGTTGATTCAGTCGAGAACATTTATAGTGGCCCAGATGTTCCATCAACTGTGTGTTCTGGAAATGATTCATTTAACTGGTCTTATGATGTCTTATCTAAAACCAATAAACCAATTTATAAAGATGGTTATGTTTTAAATAATTTTACAATCAACAAGGATGGTTCATTTACATCTAAAATGACTTTGATAAACACCAACAATGTAAACTATTCATCTTATCTTCAGATACAAAATCCTCCGTGGTGGATAAGAACGCAACTACAAGAAGTAGATGTGATACCAGCATATATTTCTGCAATGTCTTCAACATATTTTGACAATCAAACCTTAAAGCAATATTCAAAGAACGGTTCTTTTGTTGATGTGATACCGTATTCAACTTATCCTTACTATTACAATTTTTGTGGTGATCCAACTGAAGTTTTTTTTGGAATAAAAACAATACCAAACATTTTAGGTGAACCATACTATTATCCAACGCAACCAGCATTGCCTATAAATTATATTGCATCAAAAACAAATAGAACACAAATAACATCAACTACTGATGCAACAGGAAGAGCAACCGTTGTAATTAAAAATGTTTTGTGGACTGGTAAAACTCTTTTAACAAATAATTATGTACACAATGAGGGTTCTGATAGGCCAAACCTAGCGTCAGGCAAAGTTCCTTTGAATTACCAAGCAATTTTAAAAGGTGGTTTTGAATCTGACATAGAAGTTTCATTTCAAAGCGTTCCATACTGTAACTTAATCAATATCCCTGACAGGTTGAAAAAAGTTACAGAATTAAAAGTGCATCTTGAAAATTATGAAAAAATTCCTCAACCAAACATGGTCAATTATTATAAAGTTTTAAACTATATTGATGCTACCCCACTTATAGGTGATCCATTTTACTCTGAAGCATCTTTTAATACATCAATGATAAATATGGGGTTTTCGCAACACAATTATACTCCCTATAGCTATTACGGTTTTTTTAATGGTATAGTTGAATTTGAAAATATAGGTTTTGTTCCACCAAATATAAATCAAGAAAATGAATTTTTTGTAAGAAAAAAACCTGTTCCTAGTGGTGTAACATCTTTTAGCTTTAGTGAAATTAAAAAAAATATTATTGAAATAGATCCTCCAGAATCAACTTCTTATACAGCAACTCCTGGAAGATCCTATCCAGATTTTGGTGTTCCAAATAAATTCAAAAGTTGTTTACTCATCAATGGCAATTCTGATGTTTGGGAAACAGGCAACGAAGTAAAATTTGGAACAGAATCAACAATTTATTACTCGATATACATGGAAGAAATAAAAGATGAAAAACAGACTGCTGGACAGTCTTTAATCAGGATTGCGACAACATTGCAAAATGCTTTGGATGGTGTTTATATTCCTAATATTGGACTAGAAGATCAGTTCAAGAATAAATCATTAACTGTGACATTTTTGTCAAAATACAAAGACATCTCAAAAGAAATGCTCCCACGATATGAAAATGTAAACCCAAACAACATGGACATAACTAATGTAAACGCAGACATTCTTGGTGCAACTTATTCAAGACAATATGATTGGCCAAGTCCTTTTACGAGCAATTTTAATTTCTTTTTAAATTACAATTACAATTCAGAAATAGAATTGCTTATTACATTTAGAGATTCTTCAACACTTGTTGGATCTTATCAATCCATTACATATGACAATGGATATTACAAATGCTACCCCGAGATAATATCTCTTAGCCCATTAAAAATAAAATATTCAAAAATAAGGTTTGATAACTATCAATACCTTAGTCTTACAAATTACATTATAAATCCATTGGTGTTTCCAAGAACAAATATAAATGTTACATTCCCTTGGTCTGGTATTTCCACAAACTTGGCTGGAGCATTGTTGTTTGGGTTTCAATGCGATGTGATTATTGAAGAAGTTGTTGACGATTTTATTGAAGAAGCATTACCAGTTGAATTCAACCAGATCCTTGAAAATGTTGAATATATTCAAACATCAAATTTGATGAATGCCAGAAAACCATTACAAATGATTAACCCGGAGAAATGTGAACATATCGGGAAAGTTATCGATAGAAAGGATTGCAACTGTCCTAAGAAATGGATTCGGGAATGCGAGCTTCACGAAAAGACGGATTGGAAAAAATGCATGACTTGCAAGGATTTCAAGGAATCAACATGATCCGTCACATAAAACCAATTGATTTTGATTTTGTTGATGAGATTGGAACCGGAAGTTATCCTATTAATTATTACGAGGGAATTAAATCCTTTAGGTCAAAAATGGTTGGTTATCCAGATGGATGTTTTGTTTGCGAAATCGATAAAAGTGTTGTTGGATACATTATTTCTTTTCCATACATTTTTGGAAAACCTTATCCAATAAACAGAAGTTACAAGAAAACAGAATTTTCAGATTGTTATTACATCCATGATCTCTGCATTCAAAAAAAATACTGTGGTAATGGTTACGCAAACGAATTAGTCAATGAGGTTTTAAAAATACAATCAAAACCTAAAGTATTAGTTTCTGTACTTAAATCGGAAAAATTCTGGGAAAAATTTGGTTTTAAAATTTACAATGAAATTAAGTATTGCAAACTTCCAGCTTTTTATATGGTTAACTAATCAAGCCTGTTTCTTATTTTCAATAGTGGTTTCTTTCGAAATACCAATAGATCCAGGGCGAAGAGATTTCATCACCCCATCCGTAGGGCTTCCCATGATCATGTTCAATTCATGCTTTGCATCGCTGGATTCATCAAGTTCATTCTGCCAGTTAAAATGTTGCATATACAGTCTGAATGCTTCCATGTTTCCAGCCATTGCTTTTCTAAAAAGCATTTCCCTTAATGCATTAATATGCTGTGGTGTTATTCCACGAACGAACTCACGCTTGATGTCTTGTATATGTCGATAGTATGGATTTAAGTACATCATAACCTCCATTTTTTCTTTCGTGCTATCCTTGCCGATGCTTTTCCTCGTTCTCGTACTCTTTCTGGAATTTCCATATATCTTGTTCCCCTGACCTTTCTGTTTCTTACAGCAGCAATACCAAGTCTTCCTGTACCACCTCTTCTGAAAGGTCTGGCTTTTCTGGCAATAATTGAATAATCCTTTAAGGAAGGAGTTCCATACCAATAAATAAATCCACCTCTCCAATGATTAGCCACCCATTTATTAAATATAGTCTTACCAACTCTCGGGTAAATATAACCTATATCTGGCCCTCTGGCTCGCATTACCACCGATCCTGATGGTGCCCTAGCCATTGGAAAATACTCAAGGGATTTCATCCAACTCGATGGAGGATTGTAAACAACTGATTCATTAGTTGTTTCAATGTCCGGGTTTGGAGTCATCCCAGTTGCCTGACTGATTCTTCTAGAGCGATCTTGGATAAGTCGTTTTAACTTTTCTATCGCTCCAACTAAATCTGCCATCGAAATTCCTCTTGATTTTTGCTAAAATACTGTTAGTTATTCTACCCTCGTTTTTGAAAGGAAGCAATATGTTAAACAAGGCTGGAGCAGACTGGATGGTTGAAGCCATCTCAGCTTACGAAAAAGGTAAACCGTCTCAATCAATTGCAGCGTCTTTGATCTATATATCAGAGACTTTGGAACTTATGAGGATGCTGCTCGATCCTGAGACTCCAGAAAATGTTGAATTTCCGGGCGGGAAGGAGTTTCCGAAATCGTGATAAACTCAGATGAATTTTATGAGATGCTTGAGAATATCCAGCGAGGCATTGACATCAAATTAGCCATGAAGGCATTTGGTGTCACCAGGAAAGATCTTGAGCCTTGGCATAAAAAGGAAATGTTGAGGGCAAAAGCTCAAGCGACAATCGCACTTCAGCAGATCATCAGGGAGCATGGTGCGGAAGATTGGAGAGCGATGCAGTGGATAATCGAAAGGAATAACAAGGAACGATCCGATGAGCAAAAACTCCAAGAACTTCTCAACAAACAACTTGCAAAAGAGATGGCAAAAGGTCTTATCGAGTCCAGCATTGCAGGAGAAACTTTCTCAGATCAGGGAAGTGAAGCAAACGAACTTGGCGAACCGGAAAACTATGGTGATTCCGAAAGACCCAGGGGAGTATTGCGAATACCTCGGAATAACCCTGACTCCGCAACAGATGGAGATCTTTAACGCTGTTGCCAACGGTGCAAGAAAGATCCTAGTTCGATCCGCACATAATCAGGGTAAAACCTTTTTGTGTGCGGTGATTGCATCTTGGTTTCACGATCATTTCACTCCATCGGAAGTTCTAATTTCCGCTCCGGTTGCCCAGCAGATTCGTGACGGTGTATTCAAGGAACTTCGCAGGGTTCGCCCTAAAGATCCAAACTGGATGCCAAAGGCGAATCGTCTTGAAAAATCCGCATCGCATTACATCCAAGGATTGACCGCTCAGAAGGCAGATGCTTTCCAAGGTAGGCATTCTGCTGGAGGTCTTTGCATCCTGTTTGATGAAGCGTCAGGTATTGAACCAACATTCTGGGAAAGAGCGGAATCGATGCTTTCAGCAAGCAAAGAGAACTGTCTATGGTTCTGCATATTCAATCCGTATGATGCCTCATCACCAGCATATTTTGCTGAACAAAATCCTGACTGGACTATGTTTCATTTATCAGCATTAGAACATCCAAATGTGGTTCATAAAACCGATTTAGTTCCAGGTGCTATTAACTACGAGTATGTTGTAAACAGGATAAAGAACGAATGCAGGAGTCCACAGGAAGGTGAGGAAAGCGAGCCTGGATATTTTGAGTTTGATGGTAAGGGGTATATGGTTGAAGATCCGTTGTTTGATGTGCAAGTTCTCGGAAGATATCCAAGTAAAGCAATTAACTCAGTATGGGGTGCGATTGCACTTAAGCAATTGCTTGATCCAATTCAATTGAATCCAGATTGGTTTGTTCAGATCGGTGCAGATCCAGCACGATTTGGTGATGACCGCTCATGCATGGTGATTCGTCACGGATGCTGCATCTTGGATGCCAAGGAATATCGTGGCTTATCCACCAAGGAGTTTGCTGAAAAGATTAAGGAGTTTTGTGTAAAGTATGAAACTCCAAGACAATCAAGGTATAAGATCCCAGTGCTTATCGATGAAACTGGTGTGGGTGGTGGTGTAGTCGATAACAAGGGTGATTTTGCTTTCTATGGCATTAATTCATCCGGTGAAGCACCAAGATGGAGAGAATTCCCGAATATGAGGTCAGCGTTATGGTTTGAGGCCTCAGATCTAGCTTTAGAAGGAAAAGTTTCCATAGCACATTTACCATTGCATCTTAGAGAAAAATTAATTGAGGAACTGCGTACACCTATATACATTGTAGATACAAATGGAAGGCGAGTGGTTGAGTCGAAAGATATGATGAAGCGGAGACTCAAACACTCACCAGACTTGGCCGATGCATTTAATCTTTGCCTTATGTCGATTCCGAAGGTTGGGATTGAAAAGGTGATTGGTCATTTATAGTCAAATACATCGCACCATCATCCTTAAGTCTCTTTATTGATATTTCTCCGCAGTCTTGAAGGTAACGAATCGCATCATCAACACTCTGCCCATTGTGTACGATCTTCCTTAGTACCTTCTTGGCATCAACCATCTTCATGCCATCGGTTGATTCACGAATCATCTTGATTAGCTTATCTGTAATCTCGCCAAATTTAGTATCAGAAACCATGACTGTGTTGGCAGTTTGCCTTCTGTTTACTTCTCGGACAAATGTGAATCCAGCAGTAATGCCTTCAAGACTTAATTCGTTGGCATTTATATCCCTGCTTAATTCCCAGAGACAGGCGATTTTCAATGCAAGTTCTGGAAGCCTAGCACATGAACTAGCCATTTCTTCAGCACCTTCCCTCTGGTACTTCGCATACAAATCATCGTTTTCCCATACCTGTGCTTGGAAGTATTCCAATGCTGCTTCATTAGGTAAAAGAATCTTAGCATCTGCTTCAACCTGATTAAGTGGGGCATTTCCAAGTTCATCCATGTCAGTAACCTTGATGAATTTCTTGATCATCCCAGGCACTAGGTTTTCATTCATAGCTAATAGTTTTGCAGCAGTTTCAACCAAGTAAAGTGGAATTGGTTCGGCAACTGACATCCCACGCAAATTCATTCGTCCACGAATAGCAGACTGAAGAATCAGAAGACGGTTATAAAAACCTGATCTAAGCATCTTGGGTGAAAGTGCCTTGAAATATTCCTCTGGTGTTGACGATGTCATTACAGAAAGAAATGGATACCGGATAAAGTTTTCGGAATTCTCATCACCAGCTTTTGCCCTTCGCTTGATGTAGTTCGATGTAAACAACTCAAGCATGGTTCCCATGACATCATTGAATCGGGTGTCACCAGATTTGGCCTTCTCAAGATCAAATGCACCTTCATCTGCCATCAGGAACTTCGGGCCAGCAATCACTTTTTCTTCAAGACCTTCACGACTACCAACCTTGGTCATCAGCAAGTTAGCATTGTCAACTTCCATGCAGATTCGAGCGTTAAGTTTTCGTGGGAAATCTTTACCGCTTGCCGTGAGTCCAAGGATTACCATGTAAAGGTTCAGCTTTAATTCACCAGGCCCCATGATTGCCCTGCCAACCAAAGCAGAGAACATTCCTAGTGCGGATGCTGCTGCAATTCGTTTCTCAGGATATAAAGCATTCCTCATGCAGTAATCAATGTAGGTGTCAATCCACCCTGGAAATGAAATAGCTTCATCAGGAACAATGTCTAGAAACTTTTTAGTCTTTACTTTACCCTTGGGCAAAGATCCTTCAATAAGTTCCCATCGTGATTCGTCAACCTTTTCATCAAGATTCTTTACGCAGTACTTGTCAAAGATTGATGAATAGAATAATTTTCTTTCCCTGCTTCCGGGTTGCCAACCTCGGCTCATGCAGTATACATAATCCTTAGTCAATGGTGTGTTTGCAGGAAGTCTCCAATCCAATGGGGAAAAGTTCCAGTAGCGATCCTTGCCACCGGATTTAGATCCAGCGATTGCATTAGGTTCTTTCCCTGATGAATCTGGATGCCATACTAGGAAGTAATCAGGATTAACTTCAACAACCCGATAAGACTCAGGGAGAATTTCTGGCCACGACATTTCCGCTCGCCATTGTTCTAATGCGTTTTTTTTGTCAGTCTCATATTTGTAAAATGGTTCTGGATTCGCTGTGGCAAATTTCTTAATGGATTTTTCATCATAAGATTGTGCGAATGCCATTAAGAAATCATGTTCTTCAGCCGTGAGCATTGGAATGGTTTCGACACTTCCATAAAGCATTTTATAGTGCTTTACCATACCATCGATTTTGGATACCGCTTTAGATAAAAATCCAACCACATATCCACCAGCACCTCTAGTTTCAATAAGAGGTGGTGCAGTTGCCTTGGTTGAACCTCTTGCTTTTGATTCTGCAAGCCACGCCTTTGCTGATTCAGAATTCATTGAAGCTAAGTCACGACATCGACTTTTCCCAAGTGGCAAATAATAGAAAATG